CTGTAAAACATAATTGAGTGGCGGAATTGGCTAAACGTTATACCGTTTACGGTTAGAGGCAAACGAAAATAAGTCCTTCTTACAGGTTCGAATCCTGTCTCAATCACAGCGGTTACTTGATGTCAAATATGTACAGTAACAGACATTAGAGAAATTTGGCTTTTCATGAATGTTAAGTCCTATCGGGCAGAATAGGGGATAAGTACTTATGGTAAATTTTCAAAACCCACAACCTTATCAATTGGCCTAATAGCTCATTCGGTTAGAGCAACTGACTCATAATCAGTAGGTGGCTGGTTCGATTCCAGCTTAGGCCACAAATACACGTGTATGTGTCAAAATAACGGTTAGTGCAAGTGTTTAGCACCCTCTCCACGTGGAGAACAATATATGCAGCTACTGGCGTAAGTGATAAATCGTATATTGGGGAAATGTAGATTGACAACCTACACTGTTATTTTATTATTAACTAAAATATAAAAAATTATGGGAATTATAATATTTATATTAATTTTATCTATTATTACAATTTGTAATAATGATGATAATATATATTATTAAAAAATAAATTATGCATGAGTGCATAATATCGATACTTTATTGAAAGTGATGAGATAGCAATGAGTAAGCTTGGGCGGTGAATATCCGTGGATGGAAGTTCGATTCTTCCTTATCTCACAAGCAATTTTCATAATATTGTTTAGTTAGTTGATTAAGCGTAGGAGGAGTTTTTTGAAATTATTCTAAACCTACGCTTTTTTTAATATAAACAATATATAATAAACAAACAATTAACTAATTAAATTAAATAAATATGAAAAAAATTATAATTTTATTTTATTGCAAAATATATGTAGATGTATTAGGATTTCCTGTATATTTAAAACATACAAAAACTAAATTTAATATAAGTAAAAGTGTTATTCTTATGAATAAATTTAATTTAACTTCCAATGTATTATATGAATCAGAACTAATTAAACAACATTAATATGAATAATAAATGCCCAATATGCGGAGAAGATTTAATAAAAAGAAATTGCACTGAAAAAGAGTATAAGGAAAGTGATGAAGATATAAAAAAAATTACAGAATGCCCTTTATGTCCATCTCATTTTTATGAAGAAGAATATTATCAAGGAGATTATTAACTAAATATTAAATATTATGCCACAATTAAATGAAGAATTATTAAAAAAGTTGAATTCAGCTAAATTTGAAGAAGGAGGTCACGTTACTTATATTTACGAAAATAAAGTAAAACAAAGACAACCAATTAACAAGTCTATATTTTATAACGATAAAAAACGCGATAAAAATATGGAAGATGTTTTAAATATTTTTAAAGACACAATGCACGATATAGGTGCGGTAGATTTTGAGCTCTAAGTTAAGATGCGGAGAAGGATATTATGATATTAACGGTGTTAAATACATAGTTCCATGTACTGCGCATATATTTTCGTCAAAAAGTGGAAAATTATGCTATTTATCAGGTCTTAAAAATGTGACAATGAAAGGCTTTAACGATACTTATATAGCTACTGTAAAATTTATAGAAGAAAATAAATATCAAGAAGTTAATTATGAATTAATAAAAAAATTTTTATGAAAAAAACAAAGCCATACTCAGAACTGTCAATAGCTATTGATTTAATAATAGAAGAATATAAAACATTTAATCCTATTGAAATATCCGAATTTATATGGGAATCACTAGGATTATGTATAAGTATTCATGAAATATCAGATTATTTAGACGTAAATAGAATAGATTACGAAACAGAATCAATTAAACAATATTATAATTTAATTTATTAATTATACTTAAAGAATATATGTTATGAGAAAAGGATTAGAAATATGCCCTAAATGTGTTGGGGCTAAAGAAATTATGGTAGCTAAAGAGGCTAGGGGGTTTGAATACAAAGAATGTGATTTATGTAATGGCGACGGTTATGTAACACAAGAATTAGAAGAAGATTACGTTTTAAGTTTAAATGAAGATATAATTGATTTCGATGAGTAAAATTGAAAAAATAAAAGTTACAGAACCTAAATGGTTGGTAATGATGTATAATTATCCAGAAGCTTTTGTCGTTAATAAGAAAGATTTTTCAACAAAAGGATTTACTTGGGAAGAAAAAGAAACGGTTAGTTTTATTAGAATAAAAACAGGACAAATCAATGAATAAAGCTTATATATTAGATTTAAATCTATTAAATGAGCAAGATATTACATTAAAGGAATTTGCTTGCTTACTATCTATTTACATTAATTATGGCGATTTAGAAAGCAAGCATCTATTAAGTTTACAGGATAAAAATTATATAAAAATATTACCAAATGAAAACGTAATAAGAGAAAAAGGTAAATTATTAATAGAGTTCCTTGCTATAGATAGTATTGGCTCAATAAATAATAAAAAAACAGTTAAAAAGTCATCAAGAGCTATTGAAAATGATTTAGAAGAATTTGTAGAAAAATATAGATTGCTATGGAAAGGATTAAAGCCTGGTTCTATGGGTTCTACAAGCGGCTGTAAAGAAAAGTTGCAAAGATGGATGCTTACTAACTCAAAATACTCTACAAACGATATTTATAATGCATCTAAAGCATATATAAAATCTGTAGATAATTATCAATATTTACAACAAGCTGATTACTTTATATATAAAAAAGATGCCTTTGGAGAACAAAGTAGATTATCTAGCTTTATAGATGAAGAAATCGGCGTTAATGATGATTGGACAAAGAAATTAAAATAAGAATAAAAAAATGAATATATATGTAAAAGAAACTGATGTTTTACCTACTAAAACTAGAAAAGCTTTTATTAAAAAAATACTAATGCAAGAAGGTGTTATAACTTATAATGACCCAAAATGCACAGAAGTTCAATGTAATAAAAAATCAGCATATAGAAGCATTAGTGAGTTACACGACATAGTTAAAACAAGATTTAAAGTAACTTCTTTAAAATCAATAATAAAAATTATTAAAGAAATAATAAAAGAAGAAAAATGCATTAGTTTAGTGTGGTGTACTCAAATTAATAAAGTAGTAATTAAATATATAAAAAACACTAATGGATATTATATAACACTTTACAGTATTGATAATTTTTACGAAAATGTAGGAGTTGATGGGTATTCATTAAAAATGTATAAAGATATTTATGACAAATTATGAATGAAAAAGGAGAATTATTTTCAAGAACATTTAAACGTATTGAAGATAAACGTCAAAGAATACTTGACGGAAAGATAAACTGCATACCATGGGGACTTAAAAGATTTGAAGATGAGTCTCCAGGAATTGAGCAAAAAAAAATATATTTAATAACAGCTGCTACCAAAGTAGGTAAAACACAGATTACGGATTGGTTGTTTTTATATAATGTAGTTCAACAAGTAATAGATAATAATTTAGATATAAGGATAAAAATATTTTATTTTACTCTAGAAATGAGTAAAGAAGAAAAAATGTTATCTTGCTTTTCTAACATATTATATATGAAAGAAAAAATAATAATATCTCCAAAAGAATTAAAGTCTACACAGCAATCAAAACCATTAAGCAATGATATATTAATTTTATTAAAAAAATATAAACCTTATTTTGATAAAATTGAAGAAGTTGTAGAGTTTATAGACTCAGTACGCCATCCTTTTGGAATTTTTAGTTTAGTTAGAGATTATGCCATGGCTAACGGAACTATTCATTATAAAGATATTGATATAGATGGTAATAAAACAACTGTCGTTGATTATTACGAGCCAAATGATCCTGACGAATATGTAATAACTATTGTAGATCACATAGGATTAATATCTTCAGAAAAAAGAAATGGCATTCATTTAAGTCTTCATGAAAGCATGTCTGTATTATCATCAGATTATTTAATAAAATTAAGAAATCGTTTTGGATATATTGGTGTAATAGTACAACAACAAGCTTTAGTAGGTGAAAACATAGAGCATAAAAAAGCAGGTATGTTAAGACCTTCGTTAGCTAATCTAGGAGATAATAAACTCACTAGTAGGGACATTAATGTTGCTTTTGGATTATTCAGTCCTTATCGTAATGAATTACCTGAATATATGGGATATGATATTACTAAGTTTGAAGATAATATAAGATTTCTTGAAATAATTACAGCTAGGGACGGAGGCGCTGGAACAATATGTCCTTTATATTTTGATGGAGCTGTTAATTATTTTAAAGAACTTCCTTTACCTGTAAACAAGGCTGAAATAGAAAATGTTTATAAATTTATAGAAAACAATAAAAAAAATAAAAAATGAGAGAATTATCAGAAAAATACATGGTAAGTTATTCTTTACTAAATGAGAAAAAAAAAAATAAATTTATTCAAAAAAGAAATGTTTGTTTTTCAGAACTTTATAGTTCAAAAATAACAAAAAAAGACACATTAATATTAAGATGCTTTTTGACTAAAGAAACAAAAATGTATTCAAGAATATATTTAAAAAGATTAGCTAAAATATGCAATGTAAAGATAAAATTTAATAATGAAAATGAAATAGAATTGACTGGATTTGAAAATAAATTTCTTGTAAAAGTATATACTACTTTATTTAGAATATTGTTTGAAGTGTATTCAAGTTATTCTCAAGAAGGAATAGAAATAGGTTCAAAAAATTCTATTAATTTTTTTAAAAATTACATTAAAGGAAGGAATAATAGTGGTCATAAAGATATGTTGTCTAGATTAATATATTATTATAAAAAAAATAATTGTTTTCATGGGCCTGGACACGGGATATCATCACATACAAGTCAAATTATTCCTATAAAAACAATAAAAGAATTGCAAGAATGGAATGTTTTAGAATATGCTGATATGCAAGACTTTTTTAAAAAATAAATAAATAATGATAAAACTACCAACCGAAACGGTAAAAGCAAGTAAAATAAACCCAAGAAGTATAATACTTTTTGGTAAGCCTAAAATAGGGAAAACAACGGCAATTGCTCAATTAAAAAATTGTTTAATTATAGATCTTGAAGGAGGTACAGACTATTTAGATGCGCTTAAAATAGATGTGATTAAAATAGCGGAAAAAGAAAAACTATCCCCTATAAAAGTCTTGAAAAATGTTATTGATTCAATTAAAAAAGCTAATGATGAAAAAGGTAGTTTTGTTTATAAATACGGAGCCATTGATACTATTAGTGTATTAGAAGACATGGTAATGCCTGTGGCTTTAAGTTTATATAAAAACACAGTTCAAGGAAGAAATTTTCAAGGAGATAACGTATTAGATTTAGCTAATGGAGCGGGTTATCAATATACAAGAAAAGCTTTATGGATGGTTTTAGACGAATTAAAGCAGTGTTTTGAAACATTAATAATAATATCTCACTTAAAAGATAAGTTGCTTGAAAAGGATGGAAAAGAGATGAATGAACGTGGTATAGACCTTATTGGTAAATCAGCTAC